TGTGAAGTAAGACGTAATTTATTGTATATTAATATATAAGCCTACACCACTGTAGGCTTATTTACATTATACACATTAATTATTTGCAAAGTTCATACATAGTGTGTACTTTTATAAAATAACCAACAACAGAAACAATGAGTAAAATATTTGAAACAACTGTAACGTCAGAAGAGTTTCCTATGAAATACTTACAGGTATTAAATGGGACTTTTAGGCTTACTGATAAAGAGTTAGAACTTGCCGCAACAATCATAGGCAAGTACATGCACTTTGGTAAGCAAGGATTGAGGGAACCCTTTTTATCTAAGTTTGTTTTCTCTGCCGAGGAGCGTAAGAACCTTAGAGAGAGTCTGGACAACCTCTCCAGTCAAAGTTTAGGTAATCAACTGAAACAACTTTTGAAGAAACATGTACTTGGGAAAGAAGATACTACACTGTATCTTAATCCTTCACTTCTTCCTGTAAGTGAAATAACCTTTAAATTTGTTATTGATGATACCATTAGAGAAGATGCTGAGTCAAGTAGCGAAGCAGACGGGATTGAATAAATATCAGGTGACTGATGTATTCAAATCACAGTTTGATTTAGTTGCTGTAGAAATGGAGAAGAGGATAGGATCTTGGGTTAGGATCCCTTACATAGGGGTCTTCCGAGACAGTAAATTTAAACGAGAATTATTAACCAAAGACAAAGATGGAAAAGATCGAACGCACTGAGGGCACATTTGCCAAGAACTTTAAGGTAGTGATGGATTTACAAGCATTACCAAGCTCACTATCAGTAGACATATTCGTTAAGCTTGCGGACAGCGGCTTTATATTTTATGACTCTGAGAGAGGACCACGTCCAAGAGTATACATGATTGAAGAAGGAACCAATCCTAAGATAATTCCTACATTTGTAGATATCAAAGGAGAGGAATCAGACTTCAAAACTATTAAAGATAAATGGGACAAAGAGGAAGAATGGAGAAAAGAATTGTACAAGTGTAGAATGTCTCCAATACATTACTTCACTAATTATGTTAGTACCAACCCTAAACCTACTCAAAATGAGTTAGAGGATTATCTGAGTACCATAAATATGCAGGCTACCGAGGACTCAGATGATCTTGAAAATAGAGACATGATAGAGAGACGTAAGGAGTACGCAAAAGGAATTATTATGGAGGATATCCAAGCTTTAAAAGTTGTACGAGATAAAGTAGAGAAGAATTACGCGAATGAGACATTAAAACTCCTGAAAGAAGTTATTATTAAACACAACCTGTCTGGTAAAGTAGATAAAGCTGTTGTTGATGCAATGATAAGAGATATACTGAAGACACCTACTAAAGGATGTTCAGAAGATCTTAAGTATTACATTACTGATAAGAGAGGATTATGGGATAAACCATTATTAGGAATGACAGACAAAGATGTACTTGTAAGACTATGGAAACAGATATAAGAATTAGAGACCTCAGCGGGAGAAATCTCGCTGAGTTTCAGGCAGATGCTTTATTTATTGACGGTCTCATTACCTTAGAAGACTATGCGATGTACATAAACGACAAAGACCACATCCCACAGCTCTACCCTAATACAGATGAGTTTCCAGCATACATACAAAACAAGTGTGACAGAATGGAGATTGTAGACAACAAAGACAATCTGGTAACCATGGACTTAAATTTTTTTGAATGAAATATTTTGATAGCTTTACTGGGGGAGAGGATAGTTTCTGGGAGGAGTTTCCTTACTTTAAGGATGTGACTTGGTTCAATAAACTGTATAAAGAAGATAGGTCTAAAGATAAGAACAAATCTTCCAAGACTATGTGGTATATGGTTTTAGTATATGATATTGACAGTGAGTTCTATTCACTGGCAAGCACAGAGCAGTACAAGATAGTTTGTGATACTCTAAGTTTGGATGTTAGAGAGTATCTAAAGGGACAGGAAGAGATAGACATATTAGCTAATAGGTTTATTAACTTTATAGATACAGTAATAACTGCAGATATACGTGCTACAGAAGAGAAACTAGTTGAGAGAAAGGAGTTCATAAAGTACACAACCTACTCGTTAGATGAGATGGTATATCCAGGAGAGGGTGAATCATTCAGGCCCTACATGAAGAAAGGTACTGCTGCTCAGTTAGATAAGATGGTAGTGGATACTAAGGATATACATGAGGAGATTAGAAAACTAAGGGAAGCCGCTAAGCAGGATCAAGCAGATCAAGGCAAGGGTGGTAGGGTTGCTTCATTCATAGAATAATGAGAGCATTCAAGATTGTATTCTGTTGGGCAACGCCCACCCCCATACCTATTACATATAAGGGAGATGATCTTCTAATAGACTGTAAGTATTTTATTGTGTATGCAAACTCACAGAGAAATGTTATTGAGGATTTGAAAGGCACAGATTCGAAAATTATTTCGAACATTAACAAGATAATTGAATGGAATTAGATGACTATCTAGCAAAGGTAAATATAGGTAAGATAATGTATATTAATAGGATACCTATAACCAAAATTATACCTGAACATATACCTAACTATAATCCTCTAACAATGAAGTATAGAACCTTCTGGACAGAAGAGGTAAGGAAATGTATTGATGGGTTCTGGGTAGAGCACAATGGGGAACATAAATATGTTCCGGGAACGTTATACTTCTATGGGACCCACTGGCATATCTTATTAAATGAGAAAGTAAGTAAGTCAAAGACTAAAAAGATTGCAAAGCCTCTGGTTCGTGATTTAGAGTGGATTAAGTTCTACCTATACATGGAAGCACGAGGCTTTTCTGGGTTTGAAGATGATGATGAATATACCTGTCACAGGGAAGTAAACTTACCTAATAAGGAAAGAACACCTGAGTTCCTTGGTAAAGGAGCATTCAATAAAGAAGGGTATTTAAAGAAGTATATCCCGGCCAGAGAGTACCTATGGAAGTATCATGAGAAGTCTTTAGGTAAGCCTATCTTCGAGAACATGGCCCAGAATGTTGTAGACCTTGAATCCAGGGGAACAGGTAAATCATACACCATGTCAGGAATAACGGGAAACAACTTTATATTTGACGGGGCACAAGACTTTGAAGAGTATTGGAATTTACGTAAATCTAAATATAAACTGTCCTCTGAGACACTTATAGGTGCGATAGATTCAAAATACTCTGACGACCTCATTAAGAAAGTAAAGCTGGGACTAGAGTCATTTGAGGGACAACATATAATGGGGAACAAAGTAACCCCTCCACCTTTCCATAAAAGTTATACTGGACAATGGATGGCAGGTAAAACTATTATACAAGAAGTAGAAATTAAACGTGGAGGACAGTGGATAAAAGAAGGATCACGTTCTAAGTTCCAGCATAGGACCTTCATGGATAACGAGTTTGCGGCTAACGGAACTCGGGCATCATTTAATGTGCTAGACGAGATAGGGTTTTTCTACAACTTAATAGAAACTCTTGGTCAGATGAAAGAGTGTACAGCTGACGGTGCTGTTAAATTTGGAACTATCTGGATGACTGGTACTGGGGGAGACATGGCAGGAGGTTCTACAGAAGCTGTGATGAAAGTATTCTTTGACCCAACAACTTATGACTGCGTTGAATTTGAGGATCATTACGAGGGCACAGATAAGAAGATGGGATTCTTTGTTCCTGCTTGGCTGGGCCTCAATCAGTTTAAAGATGATCTTGGCAATACCAATTACAAAGCAGCTATACAATACCTCTTAAATGTACGTAGAAAACTAGCACAAGGAAAAGATAGAAAGGCATATGATAATGAATTAGCTCAAAGACCCATATTCTACTCAGAGGTATTCTTTATCTCTGGAGGAAACATTCTACCAACTGGAGAACTTAAGGGTGTACTTAACTCACTAGAGACCTCAACCAACCCAGAGGATGAAGGAGTTTTAGGCCACATGAAGATGAATCCTGATGGTACCGTAAACTTTATTCTGGATATAGATGGTAATTTAAGAGATTGTGACTGGCCTGTTAAGAAAGGTGATGACAATACAGGAGGAGTTAGGGTATGGAAGAAACCTATACCAAATGCAGGATATGGGTACTATTTAGCAGGGAATGACCCTTATGATCAAGACAAGGCACCGAACTCAGTGTCGTTGGGGTCATTGATTATAATGCAGAGAGCTAGTCCCGGTGTGTCTTCTTATGATGAGATTGTATCTGAATATACTGGCAGGCCAGAAACTGCTAGAGCATTCTATGAGCAATGTAGATTATTGTTAATGTGGTATGGAGTTATAGGTACATGTTTGTACGAGAATGAGAAGATAGGTATTAAGACTTATTTTGAAAATACTAACTCATTGCACCTGTTAGCCCCTACACCTATGATTATGAAGACTAATATTTCGTCTAATGTTAACAGAGGGTTGGGTCAGCATATGAGTACTCCTGTAAAAAATGAAGCTGAACTTATGTTGAGAGACTGGCTCGTAGCATCCGCAGGAGATGGAAGATTAAACTTACACAATATTAAATCTAAGCCTTTACTAAAAGAATTGATAAATTATAATAAAATAGGTAACTTTGACCGTGTGATAGCTCTCATGCTTTGTGTTATACAGATAACGCAGATGTTTAAGATAGTCGCAGATAAAATTGAAGAGGAGACTGAGTCATATGATCCATTCTTTGATAACCCATTGTTTAATACCAATTCCTTTGGAGTTGGGTTCGGTGGTATAAATAACGAAATGTTTTAAACTAAATATAACACTATGGCCATAAAAGTAACAGGAAGGTCCTCATCTTCATACACACAGGATGCTAAACTGTGGGGAGCATTACCTTCTCAGAAAGTAAGCTCTAAGAAGAAAGAAAGCAAAGAGTGGAGGAACGCTAATGTCCAGGCTATAGTAAGTATGGCTCAGGCAGGAGGAGGAGGCACAAGATCCTCACGATATAATAAACAGATCAATTACGATCTAATTAACTCTAGGTTTAAATCAGAGGATTTTAAACACGTACTTAACCCATACGGAGTTGAGGACTCTAAATTTGTAGGGTCTGCTACTAAAATGCAAAACTACAATATTATACGACAGGCCTTTGAAACCTTAAAGGGTGAAGAGATGAAGATGGGAATGGAGTTTAGGGCCGTAGCTGTGAATGGGGATGCAACACTTGAAAAGAATAATGAGTTAACTATGGCTATAACCGAAGCTATTAAAGCTAGAATAGCTGCCGTAGCCACTGATGATATAGATCCAGAAACAGGGAAACTCAATGCTCCAGATATAGAAGAGGTAGCAAATGCCTATCGAACTGAGTACTCACATCCTATTGAGATAGCAAGTAATCAGCTATTGAAATTCCTTACTAAAAAAGATAAACTGCAAATGAAGTTCTCCCAAGGATGGGAACATGCTTTAGTCTCTGCCGAAGAGATTTACTATGCAGGAATTGTAGATGGTCACCCATCTCTACGTGTATGTAATCCCTTAAATGTTGCCTTTGACAAAGAAGGAGATAACCCGTTTATACACAAAGGTGAGTGGGCTATGGAGGAGAGGTGGATGCCTAGGGGATCTGTTATAGATCTATACGGGGATACACTTGGAGAAGATTTGGTAGACAAACTCGATAGAGGAGAACTTGGTGGTAACATGACCAGTAGTGGTATGCATAGAGATTTCGCATATAGATTCGATGGAGGAACCAGTATTAATGGGGGATCCTCACAAGACTTTTCACACGTATATGTAGCTCACTGTGCATGGAGATCATGGGTTAAGTTAGGTAAACTTGATTTCCTCGATCCTAGAACAGGAATGGTAGAGTCAGTAATTGTGGACGATAGCTTCACAATGAATGACGAACTTAAAGAAATGGATGCTAACGTTACATGGTATTGGGAAACTCAGATTTGGGAGGGTACACAGATAGGAGGAGACACGTTTGTGAATGTAGGTCCGTTAGAGAACCAAACCAAGGATCTACCTTATGTAGGATATGTCTACAATAACGTTAACTCAGTAGCCACATCTTTAGTAGATATGGTTAAAGCACATCAATATACATACATCATTGTATGGTATCGTTTAGAGCAAGAACTTGCCAAGGCTAAAGGAAAGAAGTTCCTTATGGACATAGCTCAACTTCCTAAATCTAAAGGATGGACTGTGGATCAATGGATGTACTACTTTGATAACATGGGGGTTGCTTGGGTTAACTCTTTGGAGGAAGGACGCCAAGGAGATCCTAACTCTACATCTAAATTTAACCAATTTACATCTATTGACATGACTCTATCCCAGAGTGTTGGGCAATATATGCAAATACTTCAGAAACTAGAGGATCAGGTAGAAAAGATTACTGGAGTATCTCCTCAACGTGCTGGGGATATCGGCAGATCTGAAACTGCAACAGGAGCCCAAAGAGCAATTATTCAATCAACAAATAATACTAAGCCTCTATTCTTTTACCACGATATGATAAGAGAGGAGTCATTAAATCAACTTATCGAACTGTGTAAGGTAGCTTACGCCGATGGTAAAAGACTAGAATACGCTGTAGATGAGAAGACTGTTGACACTATCAACATATCTAAAGGACTGCTCAACGGAACAGACTTTGGAGTGTTTATGTCTAACTCATTTGAAGATGCAGAGAACTTACAGAAATTAGAGAACTACTTAGCTGTAGCACTACAGTATGATAAGACCAACCTCTCTGACATAGTTTCTGTACTTACTACTAAATCAGTATCTAAAGTTAGAGATGTGCTTGTTGCAGGTGAGAGAGACAAGCAACAAAGAGATGCTGGGGCTCAAGAACAAGCTAATAAATCTCAGATGGAAGCGCAGGAAATAGCTAAGCAAATAGCAGAAGAAAATAGGGAAGCTGAGAGAGAAAGAGAGAAATTAAGATCTGATACAGATATAGAAGTGGCTTTAATTCGTGCTGAGTCCAGTATTAAGGATGATGATTCTGATATAAAAGCTAAGGTAGCAGAACGTAGGGCGGAGATAGATAACCGTAAAGCTTCTGATGCCAAGGAACTTAAGATAAAAGATCAGGAAATCCAGAAAGCTCAATTAGAAGAAACTATTCGTAGCAATAAAGCTAGGGAGGCGAGTAATAAAAGTAAATACACACAAACTAAAACAAGTTAGTCATGGCAAAAAAGAGTAGTATCAAAATGGGGAAAGCCGTTAAGAACGAAAAGTACCTCGGGTCGATCAATGTAAACTCAGACAATATCAAAGAAGTAAAGGACTGGGGCATAGGAGACAAGATAACATTGGAGGTAGAAATAGAAGTAAACTATCTATCTCAGGCGGATAAGTGGGATATAGAAAATGAAGGTAAAAATAAAGATTCTATACAATGTCGAGGAAATATTAAGACAGTAAAACTTGTAACAGCCAGCTAAACTATTGAAACTTAGGAAATCGTACACAGTATATATGTACAGTCTAAAGAAGTTTTATATATTTGTAACACACAACACCAACAACTTAAAGAAAGATGCTTATGTCAGTAGATTCATTATGGGGAGAATTTAAACAATTAGAGGAAGAAGAAACTCCCGTAGAAGAAACAACAGAAGAAGTAAAGAAGCCAAAGGTTAAGGAGGAAGAGGAAGAGGAAGAAGAAGAAGAGGAAGCAGAGGAGGAGGCTCCTGTAGAAGAACCTAAACCAGAGGAGTCCAAATCAAAAAAACCTAAGGATGACACAGAAAAACCTTCGAGAGATTTATCAGAAACGTTTGAAGAGATCGCAGAAGGATTAGAAGCTGAAGAACTTTTGTTCTTAGACCCTGAAAAAAAGTATGACGGAGACTCGAAGGGCTTCAAACAAATGATGGAAGACAACATGCTTGCCTATGGAGAGAAGCTAAAGAAAGATTTCGCAGCCCAAGAGGCCTCCATCAGGAGATCATACGAAGAGAAAAGTGCACCTAAGATTGCGGACATGGACCCATCGGATGATAATGACGCCATGGACTTGCTTCACAAGTATTATTTAGAGACAGGATTCAATGAGGATGAAGTAGAAGAAAAACTTCAGGAGGTAAAAAATCTGGAGAACTTAGAAAAGGAAGCTATTATAGCTCAACGGTTTCTCGGTAAGAAAGAAGCTAAAGAGGATCAATTAAAAGAGGCCGCTAAAGAAAAGGATAATGAGGACAGAAACATTAAGGTCAAAGAATACATTACCTCTGTTAAGTCAGAAATTGATGAGATGGAGGAGATATCAGGCTTTAAACTCTCAAATAAAATGAAGACAGATTTTAAAGATTATCTGTTTAAGTTTGATAAAGAAGGTAAGTCACCAGCACAAAAGGCAGGTGTGGATCCTAAACGAAGATTACGATTAGCCTTTATGGACTTCGTAGACTTCAACAAAAAAGACTTTGAAATAAAAGCAAAGACTGAGTTAGCCGACGAGTATTCAAAGAAAGCTTCGAGGTTTACTAGTACACAATCTAAAGCTAGAGGTAAGACAGTAAGCAAAGAATCGGATACTCCGGATCAAGGACTACAACCAGGCTTCTTAGATTTTTGGCAATCAAATCAGTAATAATTTAATAAACACAACACTATGAATCAAAGAGACGTATCACCGTTGCAACTACACCAATTACGGAAGTTGCCCTCTGGAATGACAGAGAGCTCTCACCTTTCAAACGCTTATCTCACTGAGCCTGAGCGTATGGATGGAGTATTAGCATTCGCCTTCGGAACTCAGAATGAGAACGTATTAGCGATGTTAACGGGAGGTTTAGGAAACACACGTACTGTTGAAAACCGGGAATACAAATGGGATCTACACGGTCAAGTAGAGAGAGCCATTGAAGTTTCCGCGGATCCAATCACAACCAGCCTCAAACCGGGACTAGGCGGAATGCCTTTCCATATGAAATTTGCTGAGAGCTTATTTCATGTATCGGATAACATTGTATCTGACGATGGCACCCAAGCTCGTGTTTCCGATGTTCGGAACAACGGCTTAGACTATATCGTTACTGCAGTATTAACTGATCCCGATACCCAGAAATGGATTGATCCTACACAGATCAGCCCAGGAGCGTACTGGTCTAAAGATTACTCTACTGTAGAGGAGTTTTCAGCCAAAGGTGGTGGAACAGACTTCCAGGCACCTATGACTTTAAGTAACCAATTAACAACTTTGCGGAAGAGTTATACTGTAACTCGTTCAGCTGCAACTGATGTTATGGTTATTGAACTGTTTGGCCCTGATGGTAATTCCACCAAGTTGTGGACTAAGCTTGCAGAGTGGACAGCCCTGGGCCAGTGGTACAGAGAAATTGATAAAGCATTATTGTACTCAGTGTATAATAAGGATTCTAAAGGAATGGTAAGTTTAAAAGGAGAGAATCAGAGACCTGTTTATCATGGTGCAGGATTACGTCAGCAAATTTCTCCTTCCAATAAACGAACCTATATTAAGCTTACTTATGATTTGCTTGATGGTTTCTTGCTTGACTTGTCCTATAACGCGAACCGTTGGGGTGGTAACTACAACTTTGTAGCACTAACAGGTAAAATGGGAATGCGAGAGTTTGACAATGCAATACAAGAGCGAAGAAACTCTTTAGGAATTACAGTATCTGATAGCGGTACCTTTATCACAGGTAAAGGGGACTCGTTAACTTTGACTGGACATTTCAAGAGCGTTGAGTTCATGAATGGTATCACTTTGACAGTGAAAGAGTTTAGTCCTTATGATGACACCGTACGTCACCGTACATTGCATCCAATTTCTAAGAAGCCTATTGAGTCATATCGAATGACTTTCTTGAACTTCGGAACTATTAAAGGTAAAGCTAACATCCGCAAGGTTGCTAAGCGTAACTCTGAGAACGCAATGTGGCACGTATCAGGCTCTACAACTCCTTTTGGAGATGTAGCCAAATCTATTTCAACGATGCGTTCTTCTGGTCTCGATGGATACGAGGTGCATTTACTTGCAGAAATTGGAATTCAAATTCAAGATCCCACATCATGTGGTGAGCTCATCATGATCTCTCCTAAGATGTACTAAAATATCTTTGTTGTTGGTTAGGGGCTACGGCCCCGCCAACAGCATTTTTACATTTAACCAAACAACAATAACAATATTTACCAACAATAAATAAGTATTATGAACGACAATAAGACATATATTTTAAGAAAGATCAATCCCAACTCATGGTCAGGGATAAGGCTGTATCACTTTTCATTTGAAGACATTGGACCAGCTATTGACGATCAGGGACTACCTATCACAGGACTAACTGAAGATAGTTTCAAGATCAACGCCAAAGGAAATAAGGAATCAGTAAAAGGAACCAGGGTTATGCTGGAAGAGGAGTTAGGATTAGATGAAGGAATGCTTAAGAAAGGCTCTCTCTTTAAACCATCAGTCTTTTGGATTAACTTTGCAGTACGAATGGGTGAAGGAGATGAGAGGTTTAAAACTGATGATCCAATGAGCCGATTGAAGATAGAATTTTTGAAGGCTCAGCCCCAGGTAGCTGATGGAAGCAAGCAGATTAAAGCCAAATCTGAGTATGTATTATTTACACCAGAGGAAGAAGCTTCATCTTCTAACAAGAGCAAGAAAGGTAAGCGTGAAGCATACCAACTGTTTGATAAATTAACCCTCGATGATATGTCTGAGATCTTAGAGATCACAGGAAACCGTTCTGGGTCAATGTCCAGAGACGTTATTGAAGATAAGCTATCAGACTATATGGAGGAATATCCTACACAGTTTATAGCCATCATTAAAGACCCTACTAGAAAGAATAAGACATTCGTTCGTAGATGTATGGATCAAGGAATCATTACGTTAGACGGAGGTGCTGTAATGTATGGAGAAACAGTATTAGGGCATGACATTGACTCAGCATCCGCGAAGTTGTTTAGTAACGAATATGGTAAGACTGTGGAAGCAATTAAAATTCAACTAAAGTAAATAAAAGATCATGACTGGAAAGCAAGCTATTATTAGACTAAAGGTTAAGATCAATCAATTAGATACTTCTTCAAATAGAACAGTGAGGCCTGAATTGGCCTTGCTGTTTATAAATGATGCATACAAAAAATTAGCAAAAGCTAAGTATGTGCGGGCCACAAGCCGTGAAGATTTCTCAGGTTTTCAATTAAATCAAGTAACAACAGATGAATTAAACCATTTAACAACATCATACGAAGCGGCCCCCAATCATGAGGGAGACGAGTATAATATTCCAACCTCAGATATTGAGGATTATTGGATTCATTTGAGATCAGAGATTCAAGTAAAGGTAGGAAACAAGACTGCCTGGATTAAGAATCCAAACTACAGAACGTTAGACACTCTGGGTCCGGCAACAGGGGATCCATTCAACGAATCAGATCCCAGTGAGCCCATCATCTTCTTTGAAGACAACAAGATAAAAGTGTTAGCCAATAATTTTGAAATACCCAGTCACAGGATAATTTATTACAGAAAACCTAATGAGATTACCCTTGACGACGAAATAGAAGTACCATTCATGAATGAGATTATAGATATGGCAGCTTTTGCTATGCTGGAGAATTGGGGAGACCCAAGAAGTCAGTCAAAGATATCTGTAGACAAGGTTATGGAGAACGAATAATTTTAAGTATATTTGTAACAGTTTTTATTATTAACGCTAAATTTATAAACCATGCGTAATTTTGTAACAAGTTTTGTAGTAGGCAAGGATGGGGGAACCGCTAATGTAGGTGCTAATCTTGAGTCTATTAAAAAAGGTGACGTCCTCATCGTCGATTATAACACTGGAACCGTTTTAACAGGCACAGCAAACACTGTAGACAGTGCCCCTGTTATTGCTATTGTGAATGCTATTGAGGATGGAATTCCTATCGTATCAGGCCCTATTTTTGGTAAGAAACTGGTAGCTGGGGGTAAGACTCCTTATACAGCTCCTGTTAATCCCGTAAAAGGTTTTGGATACACGTCATTGAATGCAGCCGGTAAGTTACCTTCTGGCTTAACTGAAGAGCAGGAGTTTAATGTAGGCATCGTTCTAAAGACCGACCTTCGTTTAAATCCCAATCGTCAAGATCGTATTGACTTGAATGTATACTCCAAAGGAGGATATGATTTAGCTCGTAAAATTGTGAGTAGTGTTGGCTCAAACATTGATAACAATCCTAATCTGACTGGGCCTAGGTATGTCAAAGCAAGAATTACTGCTGATGGTACTCCAGCAAACATTGGAACAGCTGCTACTGCTACTGTGGCTAATGGACAAAGAGGAGTTACTTTCAGTTCTGCCCACGGATTATCCGCAGGTGATAAACTATTGTTTGCTGGTGAGGGTGTGTTCTCTGTTGCTCAGGTTGTAAGTACTACTGTAATTAATCTGGATGCTCCTTATACAGGAGAGTCTAAAGTTATTGCTGCTACTGTAACCAAAAAATTAGGAAGTGCTGCTAACTATGGAGTAGAGATTGAAGCTCTGACCATCAAACGCACCAACCCTGTAAATTCTTATAGTCAGGTTAATTTCGAGATAGGCTTAAGTGCTAACTTTGAATCTAATGTAGATACCATTACTGAGTATGTTCGAGGAATTGGCACAGGATGGCAAGTACATGACATGGAAGTATCGACCATGGGTAACGTAGGCTTCACTGATCGTAACAGTACTAAGATACCAGAGTTCCCATTCCAAACTGATCTAGGTAAGAACTATCTAACAGTATCAGTATCTTCTAATGCTCCAGTACGTGGAGATCTGCAACAAACTTTTGAAGGACCTCAAGCAGTATTTATCGCGTTTGATAATGCAGCTGCTACACAGGCCACAGCAGTTTTAGCTATCCTTAATCCATGGACTAAATCTGGAGGTGTAAGTTTAGACTAAAAACGTTTTTCATAACGTTTGCATATTAAATAAAAAAGGGCTACTATTATGTAGCCCTTTTTTTGTATCTTGCACTCTGATATTAAATACTATACTATGGCCACAATTAAACAGTTAACTTATAACATTAAGAACCTACAAGGAAGAGGGGAGTTTACTGATGACCTTAAACTCTCTGATAGACAAGTGGAGTTTATAATAAACCATTTTCGTGCAGAGATAGCTGCACAAAGATATAATGTTAAAAAGTCTGTGGGTGGGTTCTACCAACGACTGGAGGACCTAAAACTCTACAAGACAAATGACTTTAGAGCTAACTTACCTGATGTTGTAATACTAAAGACAAAAGAATTTCCTACCATAGCCAGCTCACATAAAGGAGACATCGTGAGATTCGTGGGGACTAGAGATGAGTTTATGGGCTTCCAGAGTTCAGGCATACATACTTACAATATAGATTTAGAAAACCCATATGTAAGAAATATATATTTTACACAAGGAGATTTTTTATATATCTGTACAAAAAATTATATGATGCTTAGGGAAGTTTATATTGAGGCTGTATTTAATAACCCAAGAGCTGTTAAGGCGTTTCAGGGTGAGTTAGATTTATTTAATAAAGAGGACTGGGAGTACCCGATACCTGACGGACTTATAGGCCAATTAAATAACATGATCATAAACGGAGAGTACAACTGGATGCATTTATTAAGAGCTGATAAAATAAATGATGGAAGTGACGACAAGCAATAAGGGATCCTCATGGAGAAATAAAGGAGCCATATCTTTTGAAGGTTTATATAAACACTACAAAAAGACATGTGATAATCCTTTGAGTAGACAAAAGTGGAGAGAGGTTATAGAACTAGCGAATAAAGAGTTCATGAGACTTATCATAGAAGAAGGCAAATCCATGAGAATGCCATATCTTAGTACTTTATCCGTAATCAAGTATCAGGCAGTTAGGCCACATGCTTTTGATTATAACCATTACAATCTCACAGGAGAAAAGAAACTATTGAAGAATGAACACTCTGATGGGTATCAGGCAAGGTTTAGATGGAACAAATATAAATGTAGAATTCCTGGAATGACAGCATACACATTTGAACCTGCAAGACCGAACTCAAGGGGGATAGCGAAAGAAATGAATAAATTTAACGGTCACGGTAAATACACAGAACATTATGGACACAAAAAACGTCAGCTTAAGAATCGTATTAAACCAAGTAATATCTAGGTTTGGTCTAAGAGAAGTCCTTGACCTACCTCTGTATGACATGTTCGCATGGATGGGGGAAGCTCTGAGACACATAGGAGGTTATACTTCACTTGAAATTACTAAGAAGGAAATTACAATAGTAAACCATATCGGTAAATTCCCTGAAGACCTTCACGCTATAATTAGGGTAGAAGGTCATTCTAATTTTAAGTCCATTCGTGGGGGATTCATAGTCCCATTAGAAGAGGGCTCAGTAATAATTGAGTATGACAGATATCCATTAGATGAAGAAGGCATACCTTTGATACCAAATGACCCTTCCACACGAGATGCCATTATGTGGTATGTAGCATGGTTTTTGGCCATACAAGATAAGATCCCTAATCCTAGGATAACTGTACAGTACTGCGAGGTTAAATGGCAATGGTATTGTGGCCAAGCAAGAGCTGAGGGTTACGCTCCTACAATAGACCAGTGGGAGAGGATGGTCAATACATTCTATAGGCTCATACCTCTTAATAATGAATATGAAAATGAATTTAAAGGTATTGAATCTCGAGAAGATTTAGTAAGAGGTAATACAAACTCACACGGAACTATATTTAGATAATATGCCACAAGATATAATAACATTTGAGAAAGGTATGTTCCCTCAGTTAGATCAGACGATTAAGATTGAAGGTACCTACCTTGACGCTTTAAATATGATGAGAGATGAGTCTAGTTCTTTATTTAACGAGATAGGATCATCTATGGTGAAAATGCTACCCTCTGGGTTTATTTTCATTGGTCAGTATATACTTGGCGATATTATAATATTAGCCTCTACTAACGGAACACTGTCTACTATAGCTACACTTAGTGCAGATGATGTGTATACAGAAGTTCTAAGTAATGAAATACTTGGATTTAAAAAGACAAATAGGGTTGAGATAGAGGGAAGATTTAATCATAGAGGGGACATGCTTATATATGTTGTTGGGGATGGTATTATACCAAGACGTATTAACTTAGATAAAATCCCTTCCATCACAGACTTTGATAAGCTAACTAACATGTTTTTAGAGTTTAACCTACCTAAAGTGGGACTCAGTAGCGTGTTCTCTGGAGCCAAAGTACTTAGTGGAGCATACCAGTTTGCAGCACGACTTGTAACAGCATCAAACAATGTCACTGGGTTCGGCCCTATCTCAGGAGTTATACCTATAGGTGTTGGTAACATAGATGGAAATAGAAGAGATTATAATGGAGGACCCCCACAAACATTAACACCAAATGGAATAGCTTTAAATATATCTAACATAGACGAGACTTTTGAATATGTGGAGATTGCCGTTATAACTTATATAGGAGATGGTAATACTATAAGAATAAGATCTTTAGATAAAATTCCTATTTCAGGAAAGAGTGGAACTGCTATTTTTGCAGGGCCGGACTCAGAAAAGGGAATAATATTAGAGGGGGAGTTAGCAGTAGATGCAATAAATTACAGCTCAGTATCACACATCATTCAAAAAGACAGTACACTTATATTAGCAGGATTATCAGAAACAATAGATGAGGTAAACTGGCAACAAATTGCAAACAAAATAAAGGTAAGGTATATAGAGCATAATTTACCATTTAAAGAAGCTATATCTATTGAGAATGATGAAGGAGAGACACTTGAGGATAAATTTAATGAGTACGGTTATTATTCAACTGGACTTGGAGTAGGTCCTTGGAAAGAAACTGCTGTAGAAAGCAGTATGCTCGACTATAAGAGCCCTAAAGTATGTGAAAAATTCATGTCTTATAAAAGGGGTGAAGTATATTCATTTACAATTACTCCTATATATACCTCAGGACGTAAAGGTGATGCTTATCATATAATACCTAATGGTCCAAAAACTCCAGTGGCAGGTAGTACTGAGTTAGGTTATGTAGAGGTTGAGGGTATAACATATCCTGATAGTTCCGATTATGAAGAATATAGAGGAGTGAACGTTAGGTATCATAAAATGCCTACTACTGAACAATCCAACTTCTATGTAGAATCATCGGGATCTAAATTTATAGTTGCTCTTGGACTTGAGTTTGAGGTACCAGACGGGGAGTGGAAAACTGGCGTGTCTGGGTATATAATAGGAAGAGAGAGTAGAAAAGGTAAAGAGACTATCATAGCGCAGGGTATAATAAAGAACTTCTATAGACCTGAGAATGGAGAAGGCAAGAATGTAGAAGGCATAGCAGCTATACCTGGCTTTGGAAGACTCCAAATTAGAGGAACTGAGGCTAATTTTAACAATGTAGACAGGATAGAGAAAAACGCTTTCATGTTTAACTCTCCTGATTTGTTAACAGACCAGATAGAATTTGTTCCCCATAAATTACGTAGGGTTTCAATTATGACTGGCACTGTTAAATTTGCTAATACAACAGGTACAGGCTATAGACAAGATGTGAACTGTGCTAATTTTGTAGATGCTGTTCCTAAAACATTTGTCAATGAAGAGTGTGGTCTTGCTGATGGACTTAAAACTACAATATTATCTGAGTCATTAGACCACGGTAAGGATGTCTCTCACGTTGGAACAGAATACGATATAGTAAAAACTATATTAGGGGGATATAAGTTTATGTTTAGACGTATACTGGAGACTACAGCGATGAAAGCCAGTGTGGATATAACTACAATGGAGCCTTTTGAATTTATAGATTACTTTCAAGATAGAGATGAGAATAGGCCAAGAAGATTTGAGTACTCTTTTATTGATAAACCAAGGGCAAATAAGGGAGTGATAGAATACGACCTCGGTCTATATGAGGTATTAAGAGATAACAAAACATACTATGGCGGTATATTCGATAAAGAATCTATGCCAATATCAACAATAATATTTAATAAGCCTCAAGTAGACCCAAGAACTAATGATAGCATAAGCCATTATAAACCTATATGCTTTGGCGGGGATACATTTATATCTAAGTATGCTATGATGTTTAAAGACACCATGCCATATGCTGGGGGAACCATAGGATCCTATCAGGATGTAGCTAAGGTGAGTACAATAGTATACTTTTTTCTGGAGTCTCAAAACAACTATAATTACAGGCATTATATACAGGAAAGTGACGAAGAAGGTACTTTAAATACAATGCCGTTTTATCCCCAGTATAGGATGTTATGGAATATGACCAGTGGTATATTAGACTATCCTGTGTCCCTTGGACATTCCATTTTGTACAATAAACAGTATTCTGCCCAGAACAATCTACAAATGAATGTAACAAAAAGTATAGACAGTGAAGTGATCTCTAAGTTTGAGAACAGAGCTGCCTATTCTGCTATAAGCATAGAGGGGGAGAGATTTGATGCTTATACTCTATTTCTTGCCTCTAACATACATGATATTCCAAAACAGTTTGGTACTATAACATCTATGTTTACACAAGGCAATGAATTGTATTTTCATACTACAAGGAGTTTGTGGAGATCTTTCTATAATACATTAGCAACACAAGCTACGTCAGAAGGAGATATTGTATTAGGAAATGGAGGGGCTTTTCCTAGGCCCTCTGTGCCAATTATTACAGTGAATGGGGGATACGCAGGGTGTCTAAATAAAGAAGCTTCTGTAAGCACACCTATAGGCCATGTATTTTTTGATGCCAATAGTAGTAAGATATTTATATTAGGGGAAGGACTAGTAGAAATTTCTAATCCCGCTATATTTACATTACTAAGAGAATTAGCACACAAAGATTCTGAGGCTGCCATAGGCTACGACACAGGAAGAAAAAGACTTATACTGTCTACTATAGGATGTACAGTCTCACACAGACCAGACTTAAGTAGCTTTGATAGTAGACATAGCTATACTTTTAATAATATGATATCCAGAAACACATCTGACTATCTAATTAAAGGAGGTCTACTGCATAAATTCGATACCAATAAAGTAGGTGATGTACTTGGAGTAAGAAGTAACTCTATGGTTAAACTACACAGCGTTGTACATCCAAGTTTAAGTAAGAGGTACAATTCAGTAGAAGCTGTTTTATCATCCATGCATCCTTTTACTAAGCTTCATTTACCATTTGAGTTTTTTGAGACATTCAAAGCATACTCACATGAAAGACACACAGGAGATAATATATTCAGAATGATGAGTAAAGAGGAGGATTTTTCATTCGATCTTGAACAACTAGGAGTAATATTTGTGTATAGAGCAAATAGTAAATTTAGATTTGCAGTGCCTCCTGACATAGTACATGATATTAATGTAAGGAATATAGATCCAGTTAATTGGATTACACATCCGAGATTCACTGACGAAGATAGAGTGTTCTTACCCAATATGGTAGATAATCATATGGTATTTGAACTTGGAATAGATAACATCTATAAACAGAAACACATGAAAATCAACTCATTTATTGTTAACTTTGAACAAAACATAACATAATGGCAGAACCACGTAAATCAAATAAATCCCAATCATGGGAAAAACTAGATGTCAATCAGAAAAGACAGGAGTTTTGGGAGCAGCAAGATATAAATCCAGATAAGGATTTTATTAAGCGAGGACAACGAGCCGCTAGATATAGACACTATGGTAAGTTACTTATGGCCAACATGGATCAAGATAAGCTGGGTAACCTTACATCTGGACTTACTGGCAGTGCCAAAGATAGAAACAAGTATGCTGACAAATATGGAAAAGAAAATGAAGATTTCTTTATACCATCAGCTAAGTTTAAGGACTACATAACTAATGAGGATGACTTAAACGATTTCCTAACACTAAGAGAAGAATTTGAATCGGACAAAGGAATTTCTACAGATGGGACTAGAACAGATAAAGGTGCTTTTGGAGCTCGTTCTGTTGCGACTATATTTGGGGGCCATAAAGTTACTGTTGATGATCCTAGGGGTACAAGATCTTACGATATAGATTACACTAAAGACGGGGGATATACTAATACACTCAGTAATTTAGAAGTAGATCGGTATAATCCTATATATGACAGGGTAGCTGAAATGAAAGATAATCCTATAGTGGCTCCCACAGATAGAACTAAAGTAGATTCTGATTTAGCTACAAAGCCTAAATTAGTTAATGGACTTGATAATACTCCTCTTCTTGATAGTACTCCTCTTCTTGGAGGGGCGTTTAATGCTGCTGACCATATGGCATCATTGGACACTGCTAAAGATTTTGCACCATCTTTAGAGGCCACTAAAAATAGAATTAAACCTCCTAAAGGTAGAACTAAATCGCCTAAAAAAGGTGGGGCAGCAATATCAGGAGCCACAATGTCAGGAGCAGGACAATTACTGGGTGGAGCTGCGGGTCTTATAGATAGTAGGACTGATGGAACTTCATCTGTTGCAGAAGCTGTTCTTACAGGGGCAGGCTCGGGCGCAGCCGCAGGAGCAGCACTAGGGCCTATTGGTGCTACTGTTGGGGGAGTAATTGGTGGAGCTGTATCAGGTATATCTACCAGTATAAAAAATAAATCAATAACTGGAGCTGCTAAGAAAGCGAGTTTGGAGGAACAGCAAGCTAGAACTTTATCAACTATGCAGCTTGCACAAAATACACAGGCTCCTATGTATGAATTTGGAACTGCTGCTGCTGAAGTATCTCAACCTGTAGAAGTAGAGAAAGATGAGGTTGTGCTAAGGAAGAATTCATTAGGTAAGTTTTATATAGCAGCAGATTTTGGAGGAGGTAAAACTCATGAGCAAGGTGGAGAGGACTATATAATGGAAAAAGGAGATATTGTATTCCCAGGAAATAAGAGAGGAAGAATTAAGACTCTTCTCAGTAATAATAATCACGCAGGCATTGAGTCCGAACGTATGAGATTGCCCAGAGATGTACCACAAAATGAAAAATTGAGATTTGGAAATAGAGGCACTGACCTTGAGCCAGGAGAAATTGGTGCAAATATTCCCTCTGCGTATTTTGATTTTATGTCTGTGGGTAAAGAAGCAGCTATAGAAGAAGTGGAAGCTTCTACTAAAGCAAAGGCTACCACTACTCAGGCAGTTAGATCTGCTCCTGGAACCAAAGGGGCAAAAGCTGATGAGGCAGGAACTGTATTAGGTGAGGATGATAAAGATTACGTTTATAATTCTCCCTCATGGCTCACTAATAGTGCGGCAGGAGCTCCTAGAGACGAAGCACCAGTCTTTGAATCAGCCGCTAAGTCTGTGTTAGACAATGCGTCAGACGGAGTTAAAACATCTACCGATTTAGCTAATGAAGCATCTGCAAATAAAAAGAAAAGTATAAGTGACTCTATATCTGAAGGTATGAGGTATGCTCCTGCAATAACCAATATAATGAAAGGTATGGGGAAACCTGAAACTGCGGATAGGAGATTCTTAAGTCCTGATGAATATAACTATAAAGACTCATCTGGATATGTAAGAAGAGAATCAGATGTACAGAAACGAGTAGATTCAGATAATGCTTCCAGATTTTCTGGTGGTTCTGCTCAGATGGCTAGAGCTGGGAAAGCTATGGCAGGGGCAGCCCATAGTGGTAGATTACAACAGATAAATGCCCATGAATCTGCAAGGGCCGATCAAATGGAAGGACACAATGTAGGAGTAAGAAACCAAACTAAACAGATTAATTTGAATTTGGCTTCTAAGTATGACGACATGGATGCACAAAACAGATCTATGATAGACTCCTACTTTGATCAAGGAGTTTATGACGTCGGTAAAATAGGTAGTCAGATAAGAAAAGATAAAGCCATGGACAAAAGTCAGGACATTGCCCTTAATATGTTGGCAAGAGATGATTTCTCTTATGACAGCGCTACAGAGTCTGCTATGTTGGATCCAGTTAAAGCTGCAGCACTACTTAAAAAGATAGAGTCTGAGAAAGCTGCCAGAGCAAGGGGACGTAAGTAACAGTAAATTTAGTATATTTGTAAAAACATAAGACATGGCCATAAACAGATTTTCAAGAGGACCAATAGCAGCAGATGTTCAAAGTGAATTTATACCGCTACCTCTGGATGTAATTGATAGACAACTAGAAAGAAAGCAAAATAGCTACGACAAGACTAAGGACTTCCTTAACATTGCTAAGGAGACAGTTTATGGAGTAAAAGCAACATCTTCAGACCAGGAATATCTTTCTAACGAAGTAGCTGGGTATGAGGATGCCATAGATGATGCTATAACAGGTGCTGGGGGAGACTTCTCCAGACTTGGATCTATGGCAGACAGTCTAGGCAATAAAATTAAAAAAGATATAATGACTGGTAAAATGGGGGCTGTTCATAATAACTTTGTTAAAGCTCAAACTCAATTAGGTGAATTATCAAAATTAAGAACTGAGGGCAAGATAAGAGAATCTACTTATAACAGGAATGTTGAAAATATAAGCTCTTTCTCAG